GGCTTTACTAAAAAGCAAGAATTGGAACGAGCCATTCTAAAATGTGCAGACATGTTGGAAAAAGGTGAGTATGATCCAGTGGAAAAGATCATCAAGGATGCAGTGCAGATCAGTTTGACCAAAGACATGGGCACTGAATACTTTGAAGATCCCAGAGCTCGTCTGATGAAAATCAAAAGCAACAACGGACAAGTCAGTACTGGCTGGCCGACCATGGATAAAAGATTGTTTGGTGGCATGAATCGTGGAGAACTCAATATCTTTGCTGGTGGATCGGGTTCGGGCAAAAGTTTGTTCATGCAGAACATTGCCATCAATTGGGTCACACAAGGACTTAACGGTGTATTTTTGAGTCTAGAACTCAGTGAAGAACTGTGTGCCATGCGTATGGACAGTATGGTGGCAAATGTCAGCACCAAAGAAGTATTTAGAGATCTAGACAATGTGGAACTCAAAGTCAAAATGGCAGGCAAGAAGAGCGGCAGTCTCCGTATCAAGTACATGCCAGCACAGAGCAATGTGAATCAAATTCGTGCGTATTTGAAAGAACTGGAAGTGCAGACAGGTCGTAAAACAGACTTTATCATGGTAGACTACTTGGACTTGGTCATGCCAGTCAGTGCCAAAGTCAGCCCCAATGACTTGTTTGTCAAAGACAAGTATGTGAGTGAAGAATTGCGCAATCTCGCCAAAGAGTTTAATATCTTGATGATAACTGCCAGTCAGTTAAATCGCAGTGCAGTGGAAGAAGTTGAGTTTGATCACAGTCATATCAGTGGCGGTATCAGTAAGATCAATACTGCGGACAATGTGTTTGGTATCTTTACCAGTCGTGCAATGCGGGAACGAGGCCGCTATCAGATTCAGTTGATGAAAACTCGAAGCAGCAGCGGTGTTGGTATGAAAGTTGATCTTGATTTTAATCTCGAAAGTCTAAGAATTACAGATCCCGGAGAAGATGCACAAGGCACGCCGGGATTCTTAAAACCACAGACCACCAGTATCATGGCCAGTATCAAAGCCAAAAGTAGTGTAGATGGTGACGGCGGCAGTGCAGCCAATCAAGGTTGGAAGAAACCCGAAGGCGGCACTCATGTGTGGGACAAGCCCTTGGTGCGAGCGGACGGTGAGGCACAGAACAGCAAACTCAAAGCAATGCTGGCCGGGTTGAAGAAAGTAGATTGAAATGAGTAACGAATTTTGTAGATTCTTGAGCAACGGATGTTCGTTAGAACTTAGCAATTCTCAAATTTATGTGAAACCCTGTTGTTGGTTTCGAAATGCTATTCCGTTTAACGGATCGGAAACTTTAAAAACATTACACGATACAGATTCCTGGTTACCGGGTTGCAGTGTTTGCAAACAACAAGAACAAAATGGTTTTTTTAGTTTTCGCCAAGCAAGTTTTCAAATAGTACCAGATTTGCCAGATGGTAAAATAACCACGCTGGATATTAATTTAGATTTTGAGTGCAATGCTGCTTGTATTATTTGCAATGCAAGCTCTAGTACATTATGGGGCAAAGAGTTAAAACGATTTAAAATTGATCATACACCCACTGATTTGACTGGCAAAGACAGAATTGAAGATGCACTTTCGTCGTTAGATTTATCACATGTGAGTAGAGTTAAATTTTTCGGAGGAGAGCCTTTATTCAATGATTTACATGTTAAAGTACTTGAGTATTTTCCTGAGCCAAAAAATGTAGAAATATGGTATACTACTAACGCTAGTATATATCCAACATTAGATGTACTTGATTTATGGGCAAAATTTAAATTAGTATATTTTGAAGCATCTCTGGATGGTATTGGTAAACAATTTGATTATATACGTTGGCCACTTAAATGGGATCTGGTAGAAAAAAATTTATTTCGTTTAAAAAATGAAGCACCTGTTAATTTATTATTTAGAATTAATCATACATTGAATCCGTTTAATGTATTTTATTATGATAGAATGGTCGAGTGGGTTGATACACATTTTGCCACAAATAGACTAGGGGACGAAACGGAAATTAACATACACCCTTGTTGGGGAACGTGGGATTTATCTAAGACTCCGTTGTCTTTAAGAAATGCAATACTACCAAATTCGTCTGCTTTTAAAGCAGTAAATAATACTCCGTTAAACACAGATCTATCATCTATCAGTGACTTTATAAAGCAATGGGAGCCGCGGCGAAAAAATAATTGGAAAGAGACATTTCCTGAAATAGTAAAATATTTTAACTTAGATTAATGAATTTAGGTACTGATAATGTTGCAGAAGTATTTTTTAATTTATCTTGTCTGACTATTTCATCAATGGCAGTTCTATATAGAACATCATCTTGTTCATTATGCAGTCTGAACAATGGAATTAACGAAGGATATTGTTTTTTAGTTTCTTCGGGTAGTGCGTTGATGTTAAAGTAATTAGGAGTAGTCACTAAATTATGATTGAAAGGCAACTTATTTTCTTTAAACCATGCCACCGTTTCGTCGTAATACAAAATATTAACATTACTCAATGTATAGCTAACACTAACATATTTGGCAAATTGTCTTAACTGTTTTATATTAGATTTCAAATCAGTCCATTTTAACGGATAGCGCATGTATTCGTATACGGACCCAATCCCGTCGATGCTTACACATATATCTAAGTTTTTAAATTTAGCCAGCATGTCGATTTGTTGTCTAGTTAGTGTTACATTACCGTTCGTTACAAAACTAATAAAACAATCGGTATTATTATTATCTAGTAATCTTTGTAATATATTAAACATCTTTTTATCATACAACGGTTCTCCACCCATTATAGATAGCATTTTTAAATTAGCAAAGTCTACCTTATCTAAAATAATATTATTCATTGAAATAAGTTGAATTGGGAGTCCTTCGATTGATTGCCAATGGGTACTGGCCCCGGGATAGCAAGTGACACAAGCAGAGTTACAAAGATTTGATATGTATAATTTTATAATTTGTATACTAAATTGTCCGTTTTTACAATCATTGAAAACTTGTCTTATATCAATATCAGTATAAAAATCATAAGATTCATTTTTAATTTGTCTGTCGCTTTTTATCCCTTGTTCTTCTAATTTCCAGCAAGCCGAACAACTATCGGGTTTTTTGCCATCGAGCATGTTTGCCCTAACTTCATTTATATCATGGGCAGTCATTAAACAACAAGGACTAGTGTATCCAGTTTGTTTGTATTCTGCACCATAAAAAGGCATTACACAAAATGTATTTGACATTGAATATTTATAGGTGGTTAGTCGGACAAAAAACTAAATATAGTTAATCTGGAGCAGTATTTTGCAGAAAAAAACCCGTAGTCTATTAGAAGAACTTGACACCCTTCGTCTACACAAAGATCGCGAAAATCTAGTAGAATCACGAGCCAACCATGTGATAACTGGAGCCATTAATCTCATACAATTTATACGCGAAAACTATGACGCTGCACAAGCAGAAGAACTAGAGCGTAGACTGTTGAACAGTATTCGTGCCCAAGACAGCAGCAAGTTTAGCCGCGGTGTCAAGAGGTTAAAAAATGAAGATAAATGATATAATTGCCGAAGCCGGCATATTGGGTAGTATAGGTCGCGGTCTTGCAGGAGCTGCCACTGGTGCAATCCGTATGTTAGACAAAGCTGGTGGCGGCGACGGTACGAATGTTGGAACTGCGGCACAGCAAGCAGTCTACGCTAATAAAATGCAAAAAACTCAGTATGCAAAAGCTAGGGCCGAGGCTAACTTGCCCGCCGCAGCGTTTGCAGAATTTAATAACGCATTAAAACAAAACAACATAAATCTTCAAGACCCCCGATCATATGATCCGGCAAGTATTACCGATTATCTTAAAAGTTTTGCTGAAAATTATTTTGCTGCAGGTGATCGATATCACAACGCAAATCAAGAAAAAACAATTAAAGTTGGAGTACTGCAAGCATTAAATCAAATACCGTTGCCCAGAACCATTAATAACATATCAGTGCAAGATTATTTAGAAAAAGCAAACACAGTCAGAAATTCGATTATCAATCAAGTTGATAAAATGATGGCCACACAACAAGCAGTACAGCCCGCCGCTCAGGAACCAGCAGCGGCCGTTCCTGCCGCAACACAACAACCCGCCGCTGCGCTGCCAACTGATGTTACAGTGGTCAGTTCTAGCCCCATAGTATTGAGATATCGTAATCAATACGACTATGCACTAACTGACTCTGACCGTTGGGTAAAATTTGGATCAGACAAACTTGCATCTCCAGAGATGGAAGCCTACTTAACTCGCCAGTTAGAAAAACTATGAAACTATACGAAATTAAAAATGTAGTAACGCCAGGGTGGCTACTATGTGAAGCCGCAGAGGGCAAGAATGTTCACCTTCCACATGTGGAAGACCTTATCTACGATGAAGGATACATCGGAGCACAAAAAGCACTGAATTACATGGAAGGTGTTCGCCGCATGTTTG